GATACTCACACACTAACGTGTTCAGACCATACGGAGGTTCATACATAATTGAGACGAAGAGTTATGCTGGACTGTTTGACGATACTGGTTGGGGTGTTGCAACTTTAAGCGGTAGTAATCACACAAGTAATCCTTACCAAAGTCCATCTGATGGGAGTGTTACAAATTATAATACAGATACTGTGAGAAATAATGAGAACGATAATATTGTAAAGTTCTTAGTTAGACCAGTAAGAGTTTTAGACGCTAAACACACGGAAGTATATCGCATACACAATTCATTGAATAGCGCATCGCCTCAATACACTCAAAATTACCTACACGCAACATCCGGCGGCAAGTATGGTATATTCACATACGAAGTGGAAAACGGTAGAACACCTAATACGAATCTATCAAGAAGCGGTCTACCCGACGGTAACGGCCCGTATCTTCCTATATTTGTATTCGACCATACTGCTGCATTCACTACACCACTCAGTTATGGACCAAAGTTACTAGGTACGGGTGTAAGCGGGTTTGATAACACAAGTTTGAAAACTAGCGTATCTAGAATTATCATAAGTGAAAACACACTACAACATCATCGCTCGGATGCAGCGAGAAGAAGGCAAGAAGAAGACACAGACGATGAACTCAAGAGAAGCGACTTTGCTGTAAAACCTAGATTTAGCCAGTCATTACACAATAAAGGGCACAAAGGTGATGTGGACTTCAATGTCACAGACCATAGCGGAGATGGTGCGTGATGGGTCTTATCCAATCGTCAAAAGGTAGGTTTGATGAAACCTTGACAAATGTAATGAACGATATTAGACAACCAGTGTTTGTAGATAACGCTGTACATTACGCAAAAGTAGAACCAAGAAGTGCGGGTAAGACTAGAGTTACTATTGAAGCGATAAACGCTGATAATTACGATTTAGCAACAGAGCGTACATATTCTTTAGTTGAATCTGAATCTAGTATTATCATTACGCATACTGAAACTGACGGGCATTCGCTGAAAAGCGATATATGGTCTAGTAATGGTAAAAACAAGGTTACAGATTTATTGTATAGCGAAGATAACCCAGTAAACCGAATTATGAAGAGTACAGTTACTTCTACCAGCAATGGTCTACAATTAGATTTACGCAACATGAAAGGTCGCACTTTGAAAGATATAGGTTTTAGAGATGAAAGAGTACATCTTGCACAAGGTATAGATATTGGATTTAGAACTACCGATTTAGCGGTTAGATTAGCACAAAATGTGCCTGATGCAATTACTGCGGTAACAACAGGTTCACACATTACAACTACTAGAGGTAGCAATAATAGACGTAAGATAAGTAATACATTCTTAGCGTCTGATTTCTATGGCATTAATCTAATTACAGCCTTACGCTTTGTTTCTAGACATGACAATCGTGTGACTATGATGAATAGATACGGTGTGTTAAATTATGTGCCTTTTAATCATGCAGACGTGAGTAGAAAAATAGCAGGTAACATACGCTTTGGTCAGAAGAAAACTAACCCTATTGAGAATATAGAAAACCGCGTCACAGTGCAAGGTAAACAAATAGCATTAAATGAAGACTTGATTCTTACAATGGATGATAGAAGTAGACAACAGAGTAAATACAATACAGATGTACTAGAAAGTGTAACTCCTATATTTGATGAATCTATTACGAGTATATCACGTGCAAAAACAGTTGCAAGGCAGATATTGAAAGCAAATGCGTCTACAACAGGCTCACTACAATCTAGAGGACATCCTAATTTATGGGATGCGAGACCGGGCGATATAATAGAATATGATGGTAAAAGATTGACTATACTGGAAGCACAACATAGAGCAGGTAGTGCTTTGAGTGATTTTACTTTCCTCAGCGTTGAATCGGGATTAGAAGGAGTCTTACAGGGTATAGAAAGTGGAAGTGTGTCATCATCATCTAAGAGAAGACCGGATAAGACAAACCAAATTACAGATGAGAACTTTTCATTCTTTGATAGCCTAGAAATAATAGTAACGCCGACAATTACAGTTACTGAATTATCACACGCTGGCTTCTTAATTGGCCGAAATAGCGAAAGAGGGGTATTAGGTGGGAACAATGAAACTATCGGACTCATCGAAAAAGAATCTACAACAATAGAGGGGGAATCATAATGCCAGCAAACGACCATTTGAAACGATTAGTGATAGAAACAATAGCAGATAACATCAATGAAATGGTTATTGGTTTTGATAGCACACCTGCTACAAGTAGCGATGGTAGTGCTGGTAGACCAGCGATAACAATAACGCCTACTGTACGCATTATGGATAATTCAACATTACTTGTAGAAGGTAATTTAACAACAGCAAACGCATTCGACGAAACGCTCAAAGAAGTGTTCGTGCAATTAAGGGGTTCAAGCGGATTCACCCCTATTACAAGACATGTTTTCAATCCGATAAAAAAAACATCGACAAACGAAGTAGTAATCCAATTAATGATAGAGGTAAAGTGATATTATGGTAGAAAACGTCATTTCAGGGCACACGACAACATTGACTGATGGAGATTATATTCTCTCTCCATCTTTAACTAATTTATTTGAAGGCATACACGGTAATGGAATCTTGATGTATGAAGATACAGCAACAGGTGATAGCAATAGAAACGCTAAGGCTACAAGCCCCGGATTTGTTTCTGATAACGGTACTAACTCTATCGTAGTAAGAGGTGGATATGCTGTATTAGACGGGTTAATCATACCTTTCGGTAACATAGCCGCAGGTGCAACACACACCATTACACTACAACAGAGTACTATTGAAGGTAGTACATCTGCGTTAACTAGCGGTCAAACTTGTCTGTTAGTTGTTTATGCTTGTAGTGATACAGAATCTCCGAGATATGGTATCCACATAGAACAGGGTTCTCCTGTATCTACCGGATTTCCAGTAACGCCTGAAAGTTTCTTGAGTGATACAAGCGGTCTAAATGGTGGCCTGAACCTTGCATCTAAACAAAGCACAGCCCTTGCAGTTGTGAAATGCGCTTTCAATGCGGGCGCTGGAGATTTAGATATGGAAGTAACCGAAGTATACGATGTGCGTACATTCGTAAAACCTAGCCCTATTTATTTCAGCCCAATGACTACTGGTTCTCTTGGTAACCAAACAGGTAGAATTGACTCGACAGCAGACCTTGACGGTATGCATGGTGGTGGAGATGAAGTCGGGGGACTATCAACATCCAACTTTGGTGGCATGTGGATGTCTTACAGTCACGGTACGGATGGCTCAGATGGAGACCATGTGTTGTACTTTAGCGGTAAACAAGGTGGTACGAGAAGAACACACAGAATCGGTCCAAACAAAATTAGTGTATTGAATACTGCACAGGATGTTAGATTTGATGGTCCAAATATTTTCAATACAACACCTAGCGGTACTATTAATTTAACACCCACTGGTACATTTCCTCCAAGTCATATGATTATAGTTAACAATGCTGCAACAGGAAATAGTAACATAGTTGTATTTGACCCCAATGGTTTGAGTAATGGCTCTGATACTGACGGTAATGTTAATGCGGCATCCTCTGCTATATTCGTTTACAATGGTACAGCGTGGGTAAAAGTATTCGCAACATCATCAGCAGTAGGTGCGAGTGGTTCAGCAGGTGCTATACAGATAAGTGACGGTAGTTCATTCTCTAACGATGCGCAACTGACATTCACCACCGCGAGTAACACACTCAACGTAGGCGGTCCGATAACTATGGGAGGACTTCTTACCGATGCTAGTGGTATAGCATTCAAAGCCAGTGTGTCAAGCAACCCTGCTGGTTCAGGGCCGGATGCACGAACTCTATGGGTAGACTCAGATGATGGTAAATTATACTTCAATACAACTGCTGTACAAATGGTAGGCGACGCATCAACAATAGATATTAACGGGCTTACAGAAGTACAAATAGCGTCGGGCGATTACATCGCATTTTCTGATGAAGGAGAAAGTGGAGACCCGACAAGAAGAGAATCGATAGACGATGTGGCAACATTGTTTGCAGGTACAGGTTTAACCGCATCTAGTGCAGTAATCAATATTGACCCTAACCAAGCGGGTATCACTAGTATAGGTCCAGCAGGTACATTGACTGTGAATCAAGACTTGACTGTAACAGGTAATTTACTTGTAAGTGGTTCGTCTACAACATTGAATGTTGGAACACTGGAGGTTGAAGACCTGCATATTCTCATAGCAAAAGGTGGTGATGACGCTGCTACCGACGGTGCGGGTATTATCATTGATTCAACTGATGGCGACAAGACTATACTCTTTAGCAACAATGCAGATGCGACCCTAGAGGGATTGAAAGTCAACCAACACTGGTTACCTAGTAGTGACAGTGCACTAAATCTAGGGGCAACTGATTCAACTAACCCTCTCAGATGGGCTAATGTGTATGCTGATAATTTAGATACCACTGATTTGGTTGTAAAATCGTCTGCAAATCTACTAAAGACAGACTCTACTAACAATAGAGTAGGAGTACTACAAGGCGCACCCGATGCACCGTTCCAAGTAGGCGAGTTAGGTTTCGGTTACGGTAGCGCTAATATTATTGCAAGTAATAACAACGGCTCTACCCCAGTAACGATTGATTTATTTCACGACAGGAAGTTTAAGGCTGCTAAATTGTTAGTATCTGTTGAAAACACAAGTACGGGAAGCGGGGGTAGAGTATACGAAACAGCAGAGATGGTTGTTACACATGATGGGAGAAGTGATACAGATGCAACAACTGCATTCCTAAATACATACGGTGTAGTGACAAGCGTTGGGTCACAGCAGGGGGCGTATCAAATTGGCGTTACGGGGTCTAGCGGTAGTCAGAACATTCAATTACAGGTAACACCTACGGAAACCAACAAAGATGTTACGGTGCGCGTATCGTGGCAAGCATTAACAATATAATCGAGGTGAAAAAATATGGGTACAGCAAGAGATTTTCACGTCAAGACAGGTTTAGTTGTAGATGGAGGTAACGTTACTCTAAGTAACGGAAATCTCCTTGTTAATTCAGGACATATTGACATAGATAACATCAAGATTGATGGTCAGACGATTTCCACCGTAACAGGTAATGAAGCGATTAATATTACACCACACGGAACAGGTTCGGTAGTTATTTCTAAATCGACTTTAACAACGACAGACATTAACGGTGGTACAATTGACGGAGTTACTATTGCTACATCTGACATTACAGTAGGTACGGGTAAAACACTCGACGTATCGGGTGGAACTTTGACTCTTGCAGCCGACCAAATTAGCGGGGATGCAATTGATGGCGGCACGATTGGCTCAGTCACAATTACAGCACTCGCTGGCGACTTGAGCCTTGGTGACAACGACATCACCAACGTAGGAGACTTGAACGCAGACAGCATAAGCGTCGATGCGGCAGCAACTGGCCTCAACATAGATTTCAGTGGCGCTAACACAACCACAGCAAAAATGACGTTAGGTGACAATCTAGCAGATGCACTCAACATCACCGAGGGTTCTAACTCTTACATGAAGTTCACAACCACTAAC